ACTGTATCGCATGATATCCGGTCTGGCCTTGAATCTTGTTATGAGGGTTTACGCGGTCTATGCGGATTGGGCACTACATATTCAGCTCTACCGCAGATTCGCATTCCACTAATCGAGCCAGAACCTACCGTTGTCATGGCTAATTGCTTGCACAACCAAATAGCATCCATGGAACAACGGTATTTAAAATACACACCGCAGGCAGAGCGGTCCAAACTTGATTTGCCACTCGTGTTGAGAATAGTCGATTATCTATCTGACAAGATACTGGAGAAGTATCAGCCCGAGTTTAATTTCAACCATTATGTAAACCAAAAGCCTGGTGCGTCGCGTCGACGGTTCCTCACCGCTTATAAGAAGATCAAACTAGGTGGTGGTAACATAATGAAGAATTCCGGTATCAAAGCGTTTATCAAGAACGAGCGTTATTTCGATGAGTCCAAAGCGCCCCGTATGATTATGGGGCGGGACCCGCGATTCAACATTTTATATGCCCGATTCGTAGCCAGGATGGAGGATGCGTTCTTTCAACTACCACAGGTCTGTAATGCTTGCAATTTTAGGCAGAGTGGAGCGAAATTTGCTAAGCTTTTTGCAAAATGTAACTCCATGTTTGAGAATGACATGTCCAAATATGAGGCAAGCCAACGTTGGCTGTGTATGTTGTTAGAATACATGGTGATGAGCAAGGTCACACCTCATTGTGAAAACAGTGAGTTGGCTACAGTCTTCGCTGCCAAAATTATCAAGAAAGTGAAGACGGATGAAGGATTGAAGGCATATTTTGAATGTTGTCGTGGTTCAGGAGACATGGACACAGGGTTAGGCAATGGAGTTTTGAATTACATATCAACTATGTATTTCAAGATCATCAACTTTTGCACAACCAACTGTGCCTTTGATCAGTGCAAATGTGGATTTGACGATTTCGTTCTTAAAGGTGATGATTCTTATGGCACTCGGCCCAGTGCCAAACCACTGATAAACACTTATAAATATTTTGGGCTCGACGCGAAGTTAATCAGCCGTGACGATGGCAGGTTGACTGAATTTTGCAGCGGTGGTTTTATACGTGTGGCAAACGGGGAATTTTTGTACGTGCAGAAATTGCGGAAAATGATCACGTCAGTTAGTACTTGTATTAACAGGGATTTTATCAAGAATGGATGGCTTGGTCATTATCTGCGATCTTTGGGTGACATGTACAACGTTCTCTACTCCGGGGTCCCCATTTATCAGGACTTCGCACACATGTTACAAACAGCTCATGAAAAACGACGGATTAACATTAATCTTGTCGCCCAACATTCATACGGACACTATGAGGCATTCAAACTGCATAATACTACAGGACAAGTAGATGCAGTGCCCGAGACACTCATAGATATCGCTGAAATTAATGGCATGAGTTTTGCAGAGCTTGAAGCATTGAGGACTGCTTTTAACAACATTTCTATCAAGCTCCCACCCCACTTTATGCGAACATGCAATACTAAGTCTCAGG